TGTTAAGAGAAACGAATGTTTTTATTATTCGCTTTTGCGGTCTCTTTTTCCATTTCCAAAAGGCCACCTTCGAGTACGGAACGCCCACCTTTACTTCCCTCCGCAGCACCCCGGACTTGAGCCGTAATGTTGCGTTGGTGCTCGAGAGGATCCTCGAGGTGGAGCATACGCATAACTTCTTGGTAGACATCTTCTGGTAATTTGAAGAGAACCATTTCGTTACAACTAACACAGCCTTCAAACTTGCCCGAGCTCATTTTGCCTAGTCCTTCAAAGCTAACTCCTAATTCACTAGCTTTAACTGGCTCATAACCCAACGCCATACGTTTGTCGATACTGTCGTAAGTATTGGTTGTTGACAACCAACACAAGTGCATTCCGGGGATTGTGCCCGCCGGAATCTCGGGCAACGCACTATTTGCCCACTTGTCTCTAAACGCATCAAGGCGTTCACGACGTGCAATGTCATCAGGAGCTGCTGTAGTAGCACGCTCCATTACTTCTTGTGCTCGATCGGCCATGCGATCATCTAAGTCACGTTTAATTCTTGTATTTGCCATTTTTCATTAACCTTTATTTTGACGATCATACGAAGCATAAGCTCGGATCATTTTGTTTCGTTTTTCAATATCATCCCATGCACCAGCGTCTCTAATTGCTTGAACCCGTTCTGGGCTTAAGCGAATTGAACCGGGCTTCATACCAGATTCGTTAGCCACACGACTAGAAGCCGTTGGGCCTGCTGCTTTGCGCTGTGATGAGCCACCTTTTGCCGTATAACGGTGTGGTAGGCGGCTAGATAAACGACTGTCTAACTCTTCCCAATACTCAGGATCTGCTGGATCCCAACCATCGGCTGCGAGTTCTTGGTCAATTACTTTGGCAATTCTACTATCGGTATCTCGAGCTTGCGGATCGTACCAGCTGTTCTTTTTTAGCCATCTTGTTGCTTGGGCTTGAACTTCTGTGCTGATTTCGTTAGGCACATTTTGCTTAGGGGCCTTAGCAGCGTCGAGTTGTTGTTTTTTATATGCTTGGGCTTGTTGTAAACGCTGTTTTGCGTCTGTCAACTGCTCCAAATAGTCCACTTGACCGGCGGCATCACCAGTTTGGGCGGCTTGCAGCATCTTTAGCTTGGCATATTCGACTTTAGCGGCTTCATCTTCGATAGCCTTGTCGATTTGTGCAAATTGATACGATGATGCGGTGCTTTCCACTGCGGCCAAACGACGAGCAAGCTCTTCGTTGCGGCGTTCAAGTGCTGTAATCTTGTTTTTTGCAGAGATTTCGCGTTGTTTCTTAAGCTCTTTCTTTAATTTGCGTTCTTCACGCCGAGCTTCGCGAATTGCCTCACGTTCTTCATCAGTTTCGCCTTCTTCTGCTGCTTCATCATCAGCGGCAGCATGAAGTTCTTCATCTTCTTCGTCGTGATCTTCGTCTTTTTCTACTTTTTTCTTCTTTTTGCCTTCGTTTTCACCCGCTTCTAACTCAAGTTCTTCGGGGAATTCTACTTTAGCAAGGACCGAACCGTCCTCTAGTTCCTTAACGGGAACATCTTTTTCATTTTCTGCCATAATTTTCTTTCAAAATTAGTCCACAAACGCCTTCATCTTCTGCGCATACTCAAAACTGCGAATGCGAGAGATGATTTCACGTGCCTGAAGGGTAATAAACACCACGGGGGCGCCGTCATCGTCAGGATTAATAACAAAACGGTCACCGCCGTACTTGATGGTTCTTACCAAATCGCCAACTTTGCACCATGGGCCTTCAATCCAAGGCTCTAAGGTATCAGGCGACTTATATGCAAGGGGACCAATCTGGATTACCTTGGCTACAGTCTCGTTAAAACGTAGGGTTTGTTTGGTTTCATCCACAAGGATGATTCCACCTTTGCTGGTTGTCTTTTCGCGGCGCAGTTGCACCAGTACTCTGTCCCCAGCTACATCGACTCCGGGATCTACTTCGGGAAAACACTCTAACTCCGTACGTAAATCTGGTTCGTCTTTTTGGTTGATATCAAATGCTGCCATCCGGCAACCTCCTATGATCTTTACAGATCGTCTTCTTCATCCTCTGTCAAAATTTCGTTTATAATGTCCAATACCTGCTTGAACCCTTCGTAACGACCAACCAATCTTTGGTAGTCATCAAAAGAGTTCACATTATTTCCTGCAGTGACAGCTTCTGCAATTTTCTGTTGTTCATCCCGCGTACGCTGGATAATTTGTGACAAAAAGTCTTTCATATTCATATTAATGCAATTAGGGCGGCTTTTCCGCCCCAATGATTAATAGAAATTACCGCCGCCGATTTCGTTCAGATTCTTATCTGGACCAACTTTAGAGTCTTTAGCCATCTTAGCTTGCTTAGCGCCAATCTTCCAGTTGTTATCGCGATGGGAACCAGATGGTCCTTTATCGAGTGTTGTTTCGCCGGGGCCGCCGCCTGAGCTTTGAACTCCAGTTTGTTTGTAGGTTTGACGAAAACCTAGTTCATCTTTTGCCATTATTGTTCCTCTGTGGGTGGTTGCTGCTGTGGTTGTGGTGCTGCTTGGTTATCTTGCTGTTGCTGCGCTGCTGCGTTTTGTGCTGCTTGTTGCGATACGTCTGCTTGGTGCTGAAAGTATTGCTGTTGCAGAGCGATGCCATGTTGGCGTAAATCAGCTTGTGCTTGCTGTGATGCTTCCATAGCCAATTGATCTTGGCTTTGCTGCCCTTCAATCTGAGATTGTGTTAAAGCAGCACGGGCTGCAATCTCAGCAATACGCTCACGCGATGAATTGTTAAGGTCCGCCATAGCAATTTGAGTAGAGCTACGGTTTGCATCAATGCTAGACTGAACTTGATATTTAAGTTGCAAATCTTGAATCTTCTGTTGCAACTCGGCAATCTTGATCTGATAGTTCTGCGTATCTTTTTGGTTATCCAGTTGCATACGGGCTTGCGCTTCGCCAGCTTTACGTTTGGTTTCTGCCATCTGTGTTTGCAGAAGAACCTGAGCTGTTGGATCGGCCATAGCAGCTTGTTGACGCTGTGCTTCCATGCCTTGTTGAACTTTTTGCGCCAACGCTTGAATCTTTTGCACGTATGGTGTCAATGTATCGCGCGCATCTGAATCGACCATCTGCGATGCCAGAGCCAAAGCCTGTTGTGATTCAATATCCAATGGATTTTCTTGGTGCAGATTAAGCACATCTTGTCCGCCAGATGCTTGCGCTACATAAGCACGCATGGATTGCAGATAGTGTAATGTCAAATGCTGCTTGATATGCTCTAATGCATGAGGAGCAAACGTAGGTCCAATAACCGGGTTGCCGCCATAAGCTGGGTTTTCGGCATATTCCAAGTGAACCTTAATATGCGCAATATGATCTTGATCAGGATACGCAGCAGCAGGACGGCCCATTGTCATGGCAACGTTTTCTAATGCTGGGTTGGATTCTTTCGCGCCCATTGGGTTTGGTAAAACTTCTTCTACAGCGGGAATCTTTAATTGTTGTAATACGCGGCGGTATACTGCACGCACATCAAACATACCGGGAGGTGCAGATGTTGCCATTTGCAACAGAGCTTGGTTTTGTGCTAAACGTTGTGTTTCAGAGAAAATGTTAGGATCGGATACTGGGCGCACATCATTGTTGTACGCAAAGTCACGAACCTTAATCTCTTGGCCGCACTCGTTGTCCATCTCGTCAAGGTACCAATGATTGATACGCGAGATAATTGCCAATGATTTGGCTTGGCTACGATGCAAGCGAGCATGAATACTAGAGAATACTTTAGCGCCTTGTTCGATCAGCGCTTGGGCTGTACCGACAGGCATGTTGTTGTTTGCTTCGCCAATCTTTTCTTCGGCGGTAGTTACTACACCTTTAGCAGCATCTGTTAACCAACCCAACAAATTGTACAAAACGCTGGATGGCTGATTGAACGGCATTGGCATCGCAATCTTGCGAACATCATCAACGCCCGGAGCACCTTCAATTTCTACAACTTGAGTTGGCTCGATTCGATCAGACTGTCCTCCAATGCGTCCACCTTTGAGTTTAAGAAGTGTCTGGCTGTTGTTGATGTGAGCAGCGTCAAGCAAAGCACGCAGAGCACCGGTAAGAGCAGCAGAGAGACCACCGATAAGATGAGGTAATCCAATAGCGTAAGCTCCACGCCAAGGGATAAATTTGAACTCGACATACCAATCCATCTTTTCGAGTTTGTCATCGCCGGCCTCCCAGTTACGATACAAGGCAATTACCTTGCTTGTGGTTTCATCAATTGTTAAAATGTAAGGAGCGCGACGGCCTTCGGTTTCTGGATCATCTTCCAGACGCATAAAGCAGGTAATCTCATAAATACGACGCAAGCCATCGATATTCTTTGATGGCATATCTTTGCCTTCAATCTTATCGTTAGCTGCTTCTGAACGAGTTTGCTCAGTTAATGGTGAGTCTGATGTGTAAAGACTATCGATGTCTTTGTAAATGCCAGCTGAAACACGTTGCATGAACGTATCTTCAGTGATGTCTTGAACTTCTGTTACGCGTTGTGCGGTGTAAAAGTTGGTAGACGAATAAGGCAAATAGATGTTATCAATCGGCACCCATTCACAAGTTGGGCGGCGCTGTTCGCTATCCCAGCGCCACTTAAGGAATTGGGAACCGCCGAGAGGAAGCTGAGTCAACAGCTGTTCCATCTCGTCACGGTATTCTGGAATTTGTTC